CTGCGCAAGTGGCGAGGTGGTCCCTATAGCCTCGTTCGCTATTTAAAAGCGGCGCAGATTACTCTTATGCAAATTGTTGCAGACGGACCTGTTGCAGAATGTCGTGACCTGGGTGGTGTTCACCGGAGAGGAAAGGGAGGAATCCCTTCCATAATTCCGACATACCACCGTGTGGCGATACGACGAGGAAACCTCGAGGTAGTTCGATTCTGGCTCTCCCTTTTGGGAGTGTACAGGATTATCGAAGTTACCGGAAAGGTCTCGTTCGCATCGATCACTCAACCAGGTGTGGGACCTCTATTTAAAATTAATTTTGGTCTACAGGAACTCTTAGGGCAGATAAACAACACAGAAGTCTCTCGTGGAGTAGGACATCGAGTCCTACGTTCCATTGACCTTCGGACAGAACTTAAGTTCCGCCCGAGGGCCCTACTAACCTCTGGTGCTAATGTACCAGGGGGGGTAGGGGGCTTCTGGGCCCTAGCATGGGACGCCTTAAAAATTTGGGATAACCGTGAGACCCCTTTTGGAGGGGCTGTGAGGGCATTTGCAATGCTTACTCATCAGCTTGAACTCCTGGGGCTCATAGAGTTAGCTGCCACAACGGCAAAACACGACTTCAGGGACCCTGAAGTTGTCCAGGCTACTAGGATAGGAGCAAAACATGCTCGGATAACTAGTGTGCAAAAAGGTTTTTCAACCTTATTCGGAAAAATGTTTAAAAAGGGTGAGCACGGAGGTAAGACCACAAAGTGGCGCTTCGCACCCTTGGCTAACTTCTTAAAGAACCTAACCTTAGGGCGAGTCCATGTGTTACCTGAACCCGCGGGTAAGATGCGAGTAGTCGCTATGGGAACTTGGTGGGTGCAATGTATGTTGTATCCACTGCATAGGATTCTGTATAACCGCTTGGGGGAAATCCCTCAAGATGGAACTTGGGATCAGGAGCGACCTATAAAGGCGCTCTCTGCCAAGATACTAGATGACTTCAAGTGTACCGGACGATGGCCCTCGGTCTATTCGTATGACCTCAGTGCAGCAACGGACCGGTTCCCTGTATGGTACCAAGTAGAGATATTGACATTTCTCACAAATCGTAGATTTGCTGAGACGTGGCGTGATCTTCTA